CCTCATGCCCGACAACGCGATCAATTTGTGCCATCATCCACTCCCTTCCTTGCTCGGTACGGGCTCAAAGGCCCTTGCAACTATTCGGGTTGAGGAAGACACCGGAGCTGTCCCTCGCTCTCAAACAAGCTCTATCGCTTTTGGGCGCAGGCGGGCACAGTTCCAGCGACGGGCGGTTAGTCAGAACAACCGCCCGTTCGCACATCCTGGCAGATTTTCTGGACACAAGGGCGCGGCCGGTGATCTCGCGGCGGTCACGGCGGGCGGCAATGGCCTGCAGTCGACCGAGCTTGATTTCACGATGCTCGGTCTCTCACCCGGCCGATGGGTCAAGGTTGGCGACGGCGACAATGCCGGCCACAGCCTTGCGACGGCCGCCGATAACGGCTTCTGCCGCATCTCGGCGGTCGCCGCGCACAAGCTCTCCTTCGACGTGGTGCCGGCGGACTGGGCGGCGGATGCCGGCGCCGGCATCGCCTTGCGTGTGTTCTCAGGCGATTTCCTGGTGAACGGATCGATCATCCGCAGCAACACCATCGAGCGGCAATATCTCGATCATGCGCCGGTCGATTATGAGTATTTCACCGGCCAGGCGCTCAACGTGCTCGCGGTCGATGCCAAGCAGGCGGCGATTGCGACCTACACCAAGACCTATGTCGGCAAGAGCGCCGCAATCACCGCGGCGCGCGCGCCCGGCGCGACCGACGTTCCGGCGCCGACCTTTGGCGTGCTCAACACCTCGTCCAATGTCGGCCGCATCGGCTTCAACGGATCGGCCGTATCGGGGCCGAACTTCGTGCTGGCCGCCTCCTTCAACATCACCAACAACCTGCGCGCCCAGAAGGCGATCGGCGTGCTCGGCGCGGTCGGCATCGGCAACGGCGAGTTCACGGTCGCAGGCCAGCTGCAGACCTATTTCGGTGACGCCTCGGTCTACAACCAGATCCTGAACAACACGCAGGTCTCCTTCGACATGCGCCTCGGCCGCGCCGACGGCAACCGCGAGACGCTGCTATTCGATTTTCCGTCGATCAAGCTGTCGTCGGGCTCGCCATCGGTCGGCGGCAAGAACCAGGACGTCATGATCCAGGCCGGCTTCACGGCGTTCATGCACGCGACGCTTGGATATACGGTCTCGGTTGGCCGCTTCTGGTATCTGCCGACCTTTTAGCGGAAGGGGTTAGCGAGAATGTCCGCTCTATATCTGAATTGGATTCGGCGATCATGCGGCAATCAATGGCTTTGACTTCGGGCGATTACCTACGCATCATCGAGACTCGGGGACGCGATTTGTTGCGAGCCGATGGCGTCCAATATTAAAGTTGGCGGATTCGATCGTACTGCTCCGCACCTGCGTTGGGCAGAAAGGTCTGCTCCGTCGGCTAACATGGCCGGCAAAATCGCCCCCCTGAAGATTGAGCCAACGGGCGTTTGATTTGATGTCAGCGGTCTCAGATATCCCTTTCGGGCCTGTGCTGGATCCGATGGAACGGATCTCCGAGACCTTGTTCGGCCTCATCATGGCTCTCACCTTCGTCTGCAGCCTCGGCGTCGCAACGGCAGGCAACATCAAAATTCAAACGATGCTGATCGGCGCCCTCGGCTGTAACCTGGCTTGGGGCATTGTTGACGGTGGTCTTTATCTGTTGGCTCGCATCAATGACCGGGGAGGCAATATCCTGACACTGCGCGCCATACAACAGGCGCCGGATCCCGAAACAGCGCGACGCGTCCTCGCCGACGCGTTGCCGCCGGAATTGGCGTCGGTCTTGCCTTTGGAGCAACTGGAACTGATGCGGCAAAAATTGCAGCTGTTGCCCGAGCCGCGCGAGCGTCCGAGGCTGACGAAGCGTGACTGGATCGGCGCACTGGGTCTTTGCTTGCTGAGCTTCGCTTCAACCTTCCCGGTTGTAATCCCGTTCATATTCCTAAGCGACGCCAATTGGCGCTGCGCGTCACTTACGGCGTCGCCATCGTAATGCTTTTCTGTTGTGGTTATGCGTTCGGATATCGTAGCGGACTTCGGCCGTGGGCGACTGGTCTTTCGATGGTGGCCCTTGGTATTGCGCTGGTCAGCGTCGCAGTAGCGCTTGGAGGATAGCTAACGGTGCATCACAGAGGCGCCGCAACGGTTTGGCAGGTAAGCGGAGCCTCGGTTGCTGCGTTCGTTGGTTTGTGGCTTGCACTGTTGATCGACGGTTTGGCGCGCGCCGAAACCCCCGAGGTCAGCCCCGGCGCCGCGATTGGCCTTGGCAATCGCGGCTGGTCCGCAGCCGACACTAACCACGCAACGTCTGCGAATGAGCTCGAATTTAGCGCCCGGGCGGGGTTTGCATCTGACTACATTTATCGCGGGACGACGCTGTCCGCTCACGGGCCCGCAGCTGGAGCCGCCATTGAAGCAACGTTTGGCCCTCTATACGCCGGCACCACAGTGGCCACGGTCAAGCTGCCGACCCAACCATTCGCTGAGTTCACTATGGCCGGCGGCGTTCGCCCGAAGATCGCAAATATCGATTTCGATCTCGGCGTGACCTATTTCGCCTACCCCGGAGAAACGCTCCCTGGCGTGACGAACGGGATCAATTATTGGGAGGCGGTTATCCGCGGCGATAGAAAGATCGGCGAGTTGATCCGCATCGCCAGCGGCTACGCCTATTCTCCCAATGTCTCCAACACCGGCGCCTGGAGTCAATATGTGGCGGCCGGGTTGGGTTTCGACGTGCCCACTCGTCTGCTCCCGCAGAACCTGGGCGTGTCGTTCACAACTGCTGCCGGCTATTCGTGGTTTGGTAATCAGGCTCCGCAGCTCGGAGGCTTCCCGTTACCTGCCTATTTAAATTGGCAGGCAGGCGTGACCTTCACCCACAAGATCTTCAACCTCGATCTGCGCTACTACGACACTAACCTGTCGAAAGAAAACTGCTTTGTCTTTACCGGGGATCCGAGCGCGCGGCTGGGTGGCCGCGTTGATCCAATTACCAACCCGGCTGGTTTGGTCTCGAACTGGTGCGGTGCAACGTTCGTCGCCAAAGCCTGGTTTGCGTTTTAGTTGGTTAGACCGTTTTCGGCTGGGCACTTGTGGCGGATTTTCGCGCGGCTGCTGGTCGTGCCTGCGATTACAATAAGGGCTGCAAATAGGCAGTTCAGTTCTGAAAAACCCCAGCACTATCGGCGACTTTCGATCTCGGCAAAGTTGATCCAGGCCGGTGACATTGCGTAGGCCTAGCTTGAAGCGCTCTGTCGAAGCCATCCCATGATGAGCGCACTAGCTAGACTCAGTCTCAAGAACACGGGAAATCCCATGAAACTATCCGCCATCAAAATCGACCCGGCCCTGACCGAGCAGGGCGACTGGGTCGAGGACATCCCGGATCTGCCGGGCATCCGCATCAAGGCGCGCGGCACCAACAACAGCGATTACCGCGCGCTCGAGGCGAAGCTGGTGCGGGAGATCCCACGCGCCGAGCGGATCGAGGGCGTGCCGCCGAAGGAGCAGGACCGCATCGCGGGCCAGCTTCTGCTGCAGACCGTGGTGCTCGATGTCGAGGGCCTCGAGGACGATGACGGCAAGACGCTCGCCTATACGCGCGAGCTTGGCGCGACGCTGCTGCTCGATCCCGAGTTTCGCGTCTTCCAAGCAGGCGCGGCCTATGCCGGCGCGATCGTCGCGCAGCGCCGCAAGGCCGACGAGAAGCTCGACGCAAAAAACTGACCGACGCCCTGGTCTGGCGGCTCGACTGGGGCGAGACAAACGAGACCATCGTTGCCGCCGCGCAATCCGCCGGCGTGCTGTTGCGGATGCTGCCTTGTGTCGTCACCCGCGCCGATCCGCACGCGTACCTGTTGCTCGAATGGGAAGCCTTCGACCAGCTCTCGACCGATCGGCCGGTCGCGCTGACGCGTGGCGCGATTCCCTGGACCTCGATCGACCGCTACGCGGCGCGGCACGGCGTCGAAGCCGAAGACTTCGATCGCTTCAGCCGGATGATCCGCGCGATGGACGCCGCCTACCTGGCCTACTTCAAGGACAAGCCGCCTAGTGCCAAGCCTTGACACCATCCGCACCGTCCGCATCAAGGGCGAGACCGACGGCGTCGACGCGGCGACGGCCGCGCTGAACAAGCTGACGGCCTCGATCCAGGCTGCCAACGACAACCTGACGCGCACCAGCGTCGCGGCGAAGGAGAGCAGCGACGGCTGGACCATCACAGGCGAGGGTGCACTCTCGGCGGCGAACCATCTGCGGCAGGCGGCGGAGGCGGCTTACGCGTTCTCGCCGGCCTTCCGTGGTGTGGTGAATGAATTGGCGGTGCCCGCGCTTCAGGGCGCGGGAACGGCGCTGGAGGCCGTTGCAGCGGGCATCGTGACCGCGACCAATGTCAGCGGCACCGGCATCATCCGGCTGGGCAGCGCAATCGAGACCACTGTGCCAGCGCTCGCCGTGCTCGGCACGGGTCTCAAATCGGCCGGCGCCTGGATGGAGGCCTTCGATCCGGCCATCGCCAGTGTTGCGACGTCGATCCTGTCGCGTTTCCTGCCGGCGCTGCGGCTGATCGGCCCCGCGCTGCTCATCTTCGACGGCCTCAAGCTGGTCGGGGAGGCCTGGGATCTCGGCAACGCCAAGCTTGCCGAGTACGTCGCGCTGTCGGAGAAGGCGGCCTCGTCCGGCGTCTCGACGGATTTCTATCAGCGGATCGCCAAGGCCGCGGAAGATGCGAAGGTCCCGGTCGATCAGTTGACGGCCTCGTTCAAGTCCCTGCAGGACGCGACCGCCGATCAGCTCGGCGGCACCTCGGCGCAGAACCGGCTCAACGATCTGGTCAAGGCCGGCAACTTCAAGGGCAATACCGGCGTCGCGCAGCTCGACAATGCCAGCAGCACGGAGGAGCGGTTCCGCGCGATCGCATCGCTGATCGACCAGGCCACGGCCAAGGGTGAGCGGCTCGCCGCTCTCGATGTCGCCAAGACGTTCCTGGGCGCCGACGTCGCGAGCAATCTCGCCAAGGACTCCGACTATCTCGACCGCATCCTCATCTCGGCGGACGCGATCAGAGATAAGGACCTGGTCTCGCAGGCCTCCGTCGACAACGCGGTGGCGCTGCAGGCCCGGCTTGACGCGGCCGAGCAGATCCTGTCGCAGCGCTGGCATCCGGTGCAGGACCTGCTGACCGATCTCGGCATCCGGATGAAGGAGGTCTGGGTCGACATTGTCGAGGAGATCGCCAAAGCGGTCGATTTTGTGGTCAAGCTCGCCGAAACCATCGCTAACGCATTGTCGCCGGTCGTGAGCTTCCTGCAGATGGCGGACGGCGTGCTCGCCAAGGCCGCCCAGGTCGCCGGCAATGGGCTCGGCCCGATCGGCGCGCTGTTCGGCGCGGCCGGCACGGTCGCGGACACGCTGAACCGGCCGTCACAGGATGCGCTGTCGCAGGCTCAGGCGCGGCTTGGCGCCCAGCTCCTCAACCGCAACAACATCACCAACGCGGCGCAGCTCTCGACCGGCATCGAGAGCCGCGTGCTCGGCGACACCTCGAAGGACCCCGCGAAACAGACCGATGAGGTGACCGCGGCCTATGACCGCGCGACCGAAGCCGTCCAGAAATATATCGAGACCACCAACGCCTCCGCGCAGTCGGTCGGCGGCTCGGTCGCCGAGCAGGAGAAGCTGCGCGTCAATGCCCAGCTCGTCGCGGCGGCGATGAAGGACGGCCTGTCGCGGGAGGCGGCGGAAGCCAAGGCACAGATGAGCGGGCTTGGCGAGGCGGCGGCGACCGCGGCGCAGGCACTGGAGAAGGCGAAGGTCGCGGCCGACATCAAGTTCAACCGCAACACCGCGCTGCTGTCGCAGGAAGACGTGCAGATCGCGACCCAGTTGAAAGGGCTCTATCCGGACGTCGCGACCGCGCTGTCCAGCGTCGAGGCGGAGGGAATCCGGGTCAACAATGCCTTCAAGGGTCTGTCGAGCTCGATCGAGAGCACGCTGACCAACGACCTGACCGACATCACCACCGGTGCCAAGTCGGCCGGCGATGCCTTCACCGACATGGCCAACCAGATCATCCGCGCGATCGAGCAGATGATCATCAAGATCACGATCGTCGAGCCGCTGATGAGAAGCCTGCAGAGCGCATTTTCCGGCGGGATCAATTTGACGGGTCTGGGGTTCAATCCGATCGCAGGCGTGACCGGCAGCGCGCATGGGAATGTCTTTGCCGGCGGCAGGATCATTCCGTTCGCACAGGGCGGCGTCGTCGATAGTCCGTCCATCGCGCCAATGGCGCTGTTCGGCGAGGCTGGGCCGGAAGCGATCGTGCCGCTGAAGCGCGGCTCCGATGGCAATCTCGGCATCGCCGCGAGCGGCGGCGGGCGCGGCGTCAACGTGACCGTCAATGTGCACAACGCGCCGGCGGGTGTTCAATCGCAGACGTCACGTGTCGATTCCAACGGCAATGTGGCCGTCGATGTCATGCTGAACAAATGGGGTGACGAGATGGTGGCAAAATCCCTTTCGAACGGCTCGGGCTCGCGCGTGATGAAACAGGACTTCGGCATCAAGCAGTTCATGGGAACATGAGTCATGGCGCTGCCAGCATGGCCGATCGCATCCTTTCAACCGGACATCGACACCTTTCAGCCGATCCAGCGGATGCTCGATCCGATCTCGACCGACATGGAAGGCGGCAACACCCGCCAGCGGCCGCGGCCCGGCGACAATGTCGGCACGATTGCGCAGACGATCTGGATGTCGCTGGCAGAGCACGACACGTTCGTGAATTGGGTGAAGACGACGCTCAACAACGGCACGGGGCGTTTCACCACCAACGTCTGGCTCGGCTCGTCCTATGTGAACAAGGTCTGCCAGTTCATCCAGCCCGGCACCAAGCTGACCTATGCCCGCGTCGGTGTCGACAAGGTCGCTGCGATCATGACGCTCCGGGTTTACGACGTCTGAACCAACCCACCTACAATGAGGTTTGAAGCATGCCGACTCATACTGAGGCGATGCAAGAGGCTATTGCGGCCTGCCCGCCGAGCGCGCGTGCCTTTTATACGCTTGAGATATGGCAATCGTCCTTCGATGCGCCGGCGCGCGTCGTCGCCAATGTCGGCGACGACATGATGTTCGGGATCGAGGCGGGTGCGCCACGCGATGGCGGCGCGATGGTGGCATTCACGGCTTGCCCGCTGACGGCGGATTATCCGGAGCAGCGTGAGGGGCAGCCGCCGACCAGCAAGATCAAGATCGACAACGTCAATCGCGAGCTTGTCCCGAAGATCCGCGCGGCGCTCGGCGTGCGCGAATACATCCAGATCCTGTATCGCGAATATCTTCTGAGCGATCCGACCGAGCCGGCCTATGGGCCAGTCGAATTCGAGCTGCGCGAAGTGCAAATGGT